TACACGATCATCTACACTGAAGTTGCTGGTAACATTCAGGTGTAAGTCTGACTTTGGATTTTCCAGTACATAATCAAACACTCTATAGGTGTTGGGATCTATTGTAGGCTCGCCACCTGTCATACGAAAATGCTTAAGGTCCTTGTATAGGTCTGGCCACCAACGCCAGAAGGCTTCTCTGTATGGATTGCTTTCCCTATTAGGTATAGGCTTACGCTCACCTGTAAAGTGTGCAGGATCATTATGTGGGGTGCGTGTGGGATAAGCGCCGTGTTCTTTTGCTTCTTGTTCCCAAGTACTGCTAAACTGTGGACTACAATAACTGCACTTCAAATTACATGCATGATTAAAGTTTACTTCAACATAACTAGGGTTGACATCTGCTTGTGGATTGGCTACTATGTCTTCAAATGCTTCCATAGCCCAAGGCTCGCCACTGCGATAGTGACGGTCACTTAAACTACCGTTTTGTTCTATATTCCAGCAATAGTTACATTCAGTACACTTTACACCTTCCATCATTTCAGCACGACGTTGTTTTTTATGTGCTGTATTGTGTAGGGCACTGGGATTATCTACTAAGGGCTCAGTGGGTATGCGGTGTAGTGGAGGATGATAGCAACTGTTTGTATGACCAGTGGTTAGGTGTAGGCTTACCTGCTTCCATTTAGCCAAGCAGAAACTACCGCTAACACCTGCTAGTCGTGCTTTTGCTAGTTCTGCATCTGCCAGATAATCACTCATTATAATTAAATAATCCTAATTCGTACTCTACATCGTCCCAATTTGTTACAAATGTTCTCATATCTATATTGTAAATATTTTTCTTAAGACTAGTAACTTCGTAAGTTTCCAAAAGATCTTCATAGTAAACTATTTTGTCCGAGACAAATGAGTAATCTAATATTTGTTCTGCTATAAATTGATCAAGTTGTCCTTGACTAATTGTAATCGACGGCATTGTCTGATCATAGACTGCTCCGTTATGTTTTCCTGTTAAATCAAAAAGTATCCAACTTCTAAATTGTTCTACTTTATTACGTCTGCGTAGTATATGAATAGATTTATTTTCTAATATATGTTTTTGTGACGTAAGTAACCTATACTTTAATCTTGGTTGGACAATACTTGCTATACCATTAAAATCTGATATCTCTAATAGTTCTCCAGTATATTTTAACGTAGTATTTTGTCCTTCACATATTTTGCCATAAAAATGCGATCCTGATCTGGCGCTAGTGATAATCAATAAATCTTTTACCAACCCTCTACCTTTCTAATAACTTCTATTTCAGTAGTCATTGGGGTATAAGCATGATAGGTTTGACTATAGTAATGCTTAAAAAATTTACTTTGTTGTGGATTATAATCTACAATAGGAAGTTCTAGTATGCGTCTGAGTTTTGCACCATACTCAGTAAAATTACTATCCAACCATTCTTGTTCACGTTCCCACAAACTGTCTAGTGCGGCAAAGTCTCTTACTTCATGCCAGTCCCAGTCTGTAAGCATAAGCATATAAGTGCCTTGCCTAGCACCATACATTGCTTCGAATCCGTATTCTGCATCAGCACCAACACTCTGCCAGATACAAAGTTTGTCAAAGTTCTTAGCATGTACTTGCTGCTTGAATTCCTCTAGTGTAGGTTTGCGTCCTTTGTTAAGACACATCTTGACGCCTTCTCTAAAGCCTGCCCGCCATGCATGTTTAGCATCACCATTGGGGTAAGTTGTGCTGTACACATTATTCATTGCTAGGTATTTTTGATCAAAACAAAACTCGACCACAGTTTCGTCAGTGCCATCAGTTGCTTCATGCGTTTTCATGTCGTTAATGAATTCACGTGTCCAGCAACTTAAACCACCATTGCCATACATGAGTCCATTTACAGCATTACGTGCTTTCCAACGAAACACACAATCAGTATACTCAGGTTTGATATCTAATTGAATATCAAAGAAGGATTCGTCAGGTATATTGTCACCGTCTATAAGAACAAAGCGTTCTGTATCACTGGCTGCGGCTGCTGCCTTATGCGCTGCATCGCTGCCAGCAACGCCATCTACTCGTTTTGCCCAGGGTACAATATTTTGTATCTGAACCCAAAACTCTTCCTTTTGTGGCTCATCGTAACTTAAATAAATTGTGTCTAAATCCGCAACATCAACCAGCATTTTCCATTTCCTTGAGTAGTTTGCGGCGCTCTGCCTTAAGTTCTGCTTTGTCAAAATCGGATAAATGTAAATCGTTGTTTAAATTAACAACTTCACAGTTATAACTAAAACTCCAGCGTTCTCCCTTGCTACGGAAAGGACCAACACTGTGATTAAGCCAGGCTGGAAAACAATACAAGTCACCAACCCGGGGTTTAACCTTAAATTGTGCTAAACTCATGCTTGCGCTTCTGCCATCCCAAAAATTTATAAGCCCAGCACTGGGATCATGATCCTCTAATAACCATTCACGTTCAATATCGTCTGGCAATTTAAAGTATCCAACCCCGCTAACAGTGCCAGAATGTGTGTGGGGAGGATTAAAGTCGCCCGCTACACTTATATTTCCCCAAACATGCTGAATATTAACAGTGATATTCATGTTTTGCAATTGTCTGTCTACGAGTTCTATATGCTTGGGAGTTAAGATGCCTTTCTTAAAACGCCACTCAACTAGTACACTACTAGCATAAAGTTGACTTGCAATATCTGCTAAACAGTTTGTTAACAATGATGTTTTGTCTCCCAGCGTAGTTTCAGTTATCTTAAATTCTCGACGCATGTTACCGGCAAGCGCATAACTATTGTCCTCGTCATCGCTTATGTCTATAGAATTGCTGTATTTCTGGAATACTTTCTGCATTTCAGTTATCAATTCATCGTCCATTGCGGTTCTAACAATGTTACAACTGAATGGTCTAATTACTTCATATTTTTCATCTGCAATTACACCAAGTCTATCTTGAACTTCATTCAACATCGTTGATTTCCTTTATGCAAAAAAAAGGATTATTTTCCAGTGTTCGTGCTGGTGTCTTTTTCCAGTATATGTTTTGTGCTGTTTCAATCTTAACGAGTTTTCCATCAATAATTCTATGATCGACACTGCTGGCATTAAAGTTTTTATCAATAATTACGTAAGGCTCAGTCCATGTGGTATCCACAGTAACAGTGTCTGCTCTACTGGTATCAAATTTACCTGTATCTTTATTATACGGCAATCTGCGCTCTACAGCAATTTTTGTTTTTTTAAATGCTGCCAATGCTTGAGCAAGTTCACCAAATTCGTTGTTATAGTCCCAGTCTTCGCTCATATCTTTCAATTAAATCCTCTGTACAAAAATCTTTTTGGTAATAGTGAAATGGATAATGTTGGGCGAATCCACCTAATATTAGATCCATGTCCTTGGTAAGTGTCCAAGGCACAGCATCTCTCCAATCCATGTTAGGATGCCAGCCATTAACCGCCCCCTTCATGTGCGTAAAGGTTGGATAACCTATTTTGGTGGTAAATCCAATATTACTGTTACCGAACTTGCTGATGGTGCTGGCAATACTAAAGATAACATCAGTATCAGGTACACTGTAAACATTACCAGCAAGAACACTAGTTCCAAGGTTATTATAGTTTTTAACAATCCTCTTTGACAGTTTAAAAAACTCCGCACTAGGCCTGGATAAACGAAAATACATAAAACCATTATAAATATCATCCAAGCGATTAACATCAAAAAACTTCCTATATGCTCTGGTGTTACTGGGTCTGCCCTGATAATCTCTTACTATGCCAGTTAACACAACATCTTGATTTCTACATCCGTGCCACCAGTGATCAAGATTGCGAGGGATCAGCACGTCGCTTTCAACCTTGAAAGTTTCTTTGAATGGTGTAAGATCTAGTGCTTGACATTCTAGAGCATAGGGATTGCTAGACTTTGGCACCACCTTAATATAATCAAATACACCACGCTGCTTGTCTGTCAAAGTTTCCGCTGAAGCATCATCAACTACTACAGCAAACTTATTTATAGAGCAGGTTAACTTTATGCTAAGGGCAAGCAAGTATGCTTGATTAACATAGTTAACAGTGTCTGAGTTCTGCGCGAAAGTAAGCCAACCCTGTGGTTCTACTTTTTCTTGATACATAAACTTCCTTCGAGCATTTCTACTATTAGGTCATCACCTTCTTTCCAGCCTGTTATTTCTAACAACTCCGGAGGTAAATTCATTATAACATTATCGGGATCATCCGGGATATCTTCAAAAATATCGTTGGCTTTAAATGTTAGCGTAGTCATATAATGCTCCATATATTTCTGGATCTTGTAAACAGGCTTTGTTCATACAGTGTAGGTTTACAGATTTGAGTTTTACTGCGTTATATTTGTCACCATGTCTATAACGTATCAGTAACTTGTCGCCCTCTACTTTATATATGCTATCCTCAGTGCTCAAACTTGCTAGTGGATGATTAAAGTACGTACCGCCGGCATAGCCATTCATAAGTTGATGCGCGACAGTTAAACTAAAATCATTGCGATATTTTCCCGCCTTAAAACCATATAGTTTAGCATAGTAACGCCAGTTTGACTGTATGTTTTTCATGGTTTCAAATATACGATGCGCCAATTCACATTTACGAAAATAAACCACTGTAGCCCAGAGCATGGGCAATCCAGATCTGGTCATTGTCGCATCATTTTTAAAACTATTGGTTTGTGTTACATCCCACACATTATTATAACAGAGGAATTCGTGATTTCCGGAAAAGTATTGTTTTAAATTATTGTTAAAGGTGAGATAATCTACATCTATCAACAGTGTTTCATCATAGGGAGATAGATCAAAAGCAAGTGTTCTATCACTGTTATACCAAGGCACCGTAACTATCTCGTTGTTGTGCCAACGAAATGCTCTTGTATTGCCTGGTCGTGCTTCACCTACGTGTATATGTGTTTCAATGTCTAAATGTTTTTCTACTAGTTTTGCTGCTAGTTTAGCAAACCCTATGTAGTCTATTGTTTCATGTGGTGTGGCAAGTAATAGCGCACCCTGGCTCATAGTTGTTCCACACGCCTAACCTGCTTTAATTCAGCATGCTGATTGTGCCAGTCATTCATTACTTCGTACCAGCGTTCTCTACAGTGTACTAACATGTCACAGGCATCCACAATTTTTACTGGATTATCGTAATCGTCTACTAGGTATAGCAAGTCATCCTGTGGCCATGTTGCTAGTAGTGCCATTAGTTCTACTGTAACTCTAAACTGACCACCATTGTATGTGATAGTTAGGCGTTGTTCCTGCTGTTCTTTAAGTGTGAGTCGCTGGCGATTATGATCCAATCGTTGGCGGGCAAATTCTTCAAATGTTTCCTGGGTCATACACATAGTATAACAGGGGCTTTCGCCCCTGTCAACTTTTTACCATAAATTTTTAGTATACTTGACCCTATTTAATATTAAGACTCTGTATTTGTTACACTTGCCCAAACTGGGGTGCCCCAGGTTGCTGTAATATAAGTTGTTGCTGGCGGTGTTGCTGCAAATACATCACTTTTGGTTCCGTCAACTTGGTCTAATACGTTATAAATGTTCTTGTTATAACTGGTGTTGTCAGCCTCGTCGTCCTGCCATGTACATTTTAATGTAATAACTTCACCATTATTGCCTCTACCATCAGCGTGAGCTGCGCTAACCTTACCTTCTAACTGCCAATAGTTAGCAGTATATGGAGCGGTATCAGCAAGTTGTTTGTAAAGAACTGTATAACCTGTTCCTAGATCATAATAACCAGTTGTACTAGCATTAGTGGTAGGAGTACCACTACCACCGTTCTTTTCTAGGGTTGTAGCACGTAGTCTAACACTTCCAATGAGTGTGTCAATTAAGTCTACCCATTCATTGTATTTGGCATCTGCTGTACCGCCTGTAATGCCAGGGTTAACATCAATGTAACCACCAGCATTGAAGAAGTAACGAGCTTCGTCACCACCATCAAAGGTGAGGCTTGCTTCATGTACGATAGTTGTTGTGAATGTACCACTGCTTGATAGCGTGGTATCTGTGCTAGCACCAACACTGGCATTAACACTGCCACCAGCTACGCTGGTATCAAGTGTACCAATGTCTGTTGCGAGAGCAGTAATAGCTGAAATAATATCACCAGTTGTTGGGTTAGTAACACTATCAACTGTAATATTTCCATCATCTGCTGTATGATCGCTGATGCTTTTAATTCTTGTTAGTAGGGTAGCCCACTGTGTAGCTGTAATTGTATTGCCATCTGCTACTGCGCTGAGTGTGGTTGTTTGACCCCAACCTCTGATTCCAGTGCTCTGACCCCATAGTGCGTTAACACTGGTTACAAATCCATTGTAGTGAGTGTCTAGGATTGTATCACCTGTTTGGTATGCCATATTTAAAAATCCTTATTAATTTATGGTAACGAAAGCTTCAACTGTGCCTTCTTGTTCTGTCGACTTAGATTCAATGGCACGACCAATCACATTAAATGCTGTTGCTTCACCTGGTTGTGCTGCTCTTGCTAGGCCGTTACCGGCACTAACAAGTCTATCACCTTTATTTATCTGACCTACCACTCTTACGGGCACTCTACCAGCTACTGCGACAGCGGCGCCATCTTCAAGAGCAGCATTCATCAAGTATGCTGGGCGACTACTGATAACACCAAATACGTTATCAGCTAATTCTTCATTTACACGAGTAATTTCTTCTGCACCGCCAAGAGCAACTACTGTACCGGGCACATAATGTGCGTCTGTTGTAAAGTTTTCTGCAACGTCAGCGTATTGTGCAGCAGTAGAAGTTCCATTAAATGTTGTAGCATAAACTGTGCTAATTCTTGTACCACTGCTACCAAAGTTAACTGTGCCACTTACAAGAAGGTTACCTGTCATTGTGCCACCTGCTGTTTCAAGATAACCACTACCGCTGATCTGTGAATCAACATATGCTTTTGTTGCTGCATCAGTACTAGCAGTTGGTGTAGCAAGATCTGTGATTTTCTTGCTGCTTACGCTAACAGTACCGGTACCATCTGGAGCAAGAACAATGCTACCATTGGTATTTGTGTTTGTAAATACCGGATTGCTGCTACCATTGATATTAATTGTTAAGTCACCGTCATCACCAATGATAAGAGCAGTGTCGTTGTCAATAGTCAATGTTCCGGTTGTGGTATCATTAGCATTGCTACGCAGATAATTTGCCGCAGCAACGCCGCCGAGCGCATCACTGTCTGTTGCTGTTCCTTGGAACTTAGCACCTGTAACGGTTGAACTTGCTTGGATACCTGGCTTAATTGTGGCAAATCCACTAATTGCTGCTTGTGGAGTAAATTCTGTGTCTTTGCTTACTGTACCTACTACTGTGTTAGCAACATAAAGTTTTACAACAACATGGTCTGTAGCACCACTATCGGTTACAACTTCAACAATGGCACCTGAAGTTCCTGAACCGCTGGTAAATGCTGGACCAATTGTGGTAAAGCTACTACCGTTGTAAACCTTTAACTGACCATTTGTAGTATCCCACCACAAATCACCAGTTACACTGCTACTTGGAGCACTTGCGCTTGCTGTGCTTGAGCTAACAGTTTTAAATGCACTACCAGTATAAACTTTAAGTAGTGCGTTAGTTGTATCCCACCACATTTGACCGGCGATTGGCGCCGAAGGAGCAGATGAGTTTGCAAAATTCTCTAGTAATTTTACATAGTTTTCATTTAGAAACTCGCCATATCCAGCGTAGTTTTTTCCAATTAGAACTAAGTCTGTGGTGCTTGTATTAATTGTTCCGTCTGATACGGTTGCTAATACAGAACCATTAGTTTTGTTGATTGTATATGCCATTGTTTTAATTCTCCACGAACTTTGTTTTATTTATCATGAAATATAATCTTATCATATTATAAGCCGGTTAAATTAGTCAAAGTCTGAATACGAATTGTATAATCTATCTGTATCAATCTGTTTAAACTTTTTTGTACCGGGTGAAATATAACATGTGTTAATAATTTTCCTGTGTTTACTGTTCCAGTCCAGCTTTTTAGACCCAGTTCATCAAATGTATACGTATCATTGAAGTTGCTGGTATTATCAAATGCTTGTTGATCGTTGGGCTCGCCGTAGTCTAATAAACAACTAACTACAATGTCAGTATAAACATTTCCGCTAACATGACTTACTGTAAGTTTATTACGGCCAGCATCAGTGTTTAAACTGGAGTTGTTATCCACTACTTTATAGTAGGTTTGGTTGTACAAACTAGCGTTTTGCCCTGTAGAGTTAGCAGGAAGATAAGTTATAACTCCCGTGGGATCAACACTGGTTCCACCATTTCCAAATGCCATTTCATGAATAAAGCCTGTGGTTTTATTTGCTACACTAAGAGCAAGTGCTTCACTCATGTTTTCAAAATGAATAGCATTTCTTTTGTTTACATATTCTTCGCCAGACTCTGGGTCAAAAATACGTATGTGTCCTTCCATAAGAACACCGCCCTTTTCTTTTAAAGGCGTAGTTGGCTCTAATTGGCCCTGTTTAATTTCTGTACTTTTCATGTGTTCTTCCTGCATATTATACTAAACCTTTAACATACATTCAACAAGTTTTTCACCTGGATTTGTGTTTGTTTCTAGAGCTATACCAACTCTAAGTCCATCTGCTGTTGCGCTGGCTAAGCCATTATTATCTGCTTTAACAACTTGCGCCTTTTCAACTGGACCCATAATACGAACTTTAACTCGTCCAACCAACGCAACTGGGATGCCGCCTTCTTGTTCACTGTTCATTAGATAGGCTGGATTTTCACTGACTACGCCAGCTGGAACACCCAGTCTGTCGCAGTGTGTTACTTCAAAGGCTCCACCAACTTTTAAAACTGTTCCCACTGGATATCCAGCATCGGGTATGTACATTTCTGCTAAGTCAGCGTATTGTGCGCTGGTAGAAGTACCTTCAAACAAAGTGGCAACAACATTGCCAAGAACTCTTACTTTACCTGTTCCAGCTGGATCGAGTATTAAATCATCATTGCTTCTTGTTGTGGCAATGTTATTATCAACAACAATAATGCCATCTGTGGTAACTGCATTGGCATCAACTGTACCGGATACAGTCAACGAAGACAGTGTTCCTACACTAGTAATATTGGCTTGAGACGCGGTTTGTAGAGTACCTGTTAATTGTGAAGCAATAACACTGTCAGTATAAACTGTTGCCCATTCGTTACCACTTGCTCCTAGATTATAGGTACTGTCAGAACTAGATATAATATCAGCAGCCACTACAACTTTTCCAGTACCGCTGGTTCTAATTTCTAAGTTATCATTACTGCGTGTAGTTTCAACTACATTATCGTATAGGTTTAAGCCATCTGTTGTGATAGTATCAGCATCTAATGTACCCAACTGTAAGGTTGCCAACGTAAAATTAGCATCATTAATATCAATTGTTGTTCCAGTTGGTTCCGGTCCATAATCAGAGAATAATTTAAATATTCCGCTGTCACTAGCGTCACGAAATAAACCAGCATGGGCTGCTCTACTACCATTGTAATAGTGTCCAGTAAAACCAATATCTAATAGGTCACTGGACTCGTTTCCTACCGCCAGCCTAATTAGAGAATCTGCTACATCTAAGTCAGTAGTACTAACAGTTGTGGTTGTTCCAAGAACGGACAAGTTACCACTAACTTCTAGTGTATTAATAGTAACGCTGTCTGGCAAACCAATTGTAACTTTATTATTGGTAACCGCTGTTTCAATTTCACTGGCTGTACCCTCAAATGTTAGTGTATCAGTGCCAACTGTAACTGTATCAGTACCTGTGTTACCGGCGATATCAAATGCAGTACCTGCACTTACTTGTGAGTCAACATATGCTTTAGTTGCTGCGTCTTGCGCTGATGTTGGCGTAGCAAGATTTATGATTTTACTATCAGATACAGAAACGTTACCTGTGCCATTTGGAGATAGGACTAAGTCTGCGTTACTAACATTAGTGGTAATATCATTTTGATTTATTGTGATAGAATCGATATATAGACTACCTGCTGTTAAACTGCTGGTACCAATGTTTATATTTCCAAAATTACTGGTAATACTGCCTGAATCTAATGCACCAGTACTAACTATTCCTGTGAGATTGCCAGTTGTAATAACTGTACCTGTTGCATTGGGTAACGTAATTATTCTATTGGTGCTTGGATCTGCTATCACCATTGTAGTGGTATTAGAACTTCCAGTAAAAACTAGATCGACTGTGTTGTCTAGTGTAAGATTACTAGCAATGGTTCCTAAACTTGTTATGTTGGTTTGTGCAGCAGTTGTTAGTGTACCGCTTAAATTTGTCGCTGTAACTGTCGTAGCAGTAAGTTCGCCACTTACCGCAACAACACCTGTACCATTAGGTACTAGATTAATATCATTGTTAGTTACTAGGTTACTAATCGTATCGCCACCAATTTCAATGTTACCAAAGTCTGGCGCACCCTGCATACTAATGCTGATGTCGTCTGTGTTTTCAGTAACACTGAATGCTGCTGGATTAAAAATAAGAGTCTTAAACTTAAGATCACTAGCAACTTTTGTTTTATATAACCCAACGCCCGCGCCTACATTAGTTACTGTGTTTGCTTCACCACCAGCAGCACCAGGCGCAATTGCCGGTATCCATTCGTTATCTGAGCTACTCCAAGTTAACACATCATTGTTGTTTGGAGTAACCGAAGTAGTATCAACATCGCTAAGAGCATCAATGCTGGTAGAATTTATTTTTGTAAGAACCCTTGAGTCAGTATAATACATTGTACCACTGCTTACGGTAGCACTTGGATCTTCTGGCAGATTTGCTGTATTAACTTGATTAGCACCAGTACCAAAATCAATATGTGTGTCATTAATACCGTCGGTTGGCACACTAATTTCGCCACTGGTAATATTAATACCGCTGCCTGCGGTAAAATGTGCTCTTACTTCACTGGCACTTGGACCGGTATAGGTAATAACACCAGTGCTACTATTGTATGATAAACTTCCGTCGCCGCCAGAATCAGTGATACTAATAGCTGTTCTTGCTCTTGTGTTTGTAAACCAAATGTTGGTAGCGCCGCCAGATTCGCTGATGTCATCAGTATTAAGTGTAATTGAATTACTGGAGTTTACAGTGAGACTATTAACAGTTTTTACATAATTTTCTTCTAAAAGGTTAGTTCTTGTATTCAGATCTGTAAAGTTACCATCCATTTCGGTATGGGTAAGTGGAACGCTTTTACTGCTTCTTAAAACTATGGCCATATTATCAATCTCTCACATATTTATTGTATTTATTTTATGGTAATATTATCCTAGTGGTAATTCCACAACATAAAACTCATCTACATAGTCATCTTCAACGTACTTTGGTGATTCAAGTTCTTTTACATAAGCAGGCACAAATGCTTCACAGGCTTTTATAAAGTTAGCATTTGTTGTACTAGACGCTTGTAATCCATTGCCATTCGCAGCAGTTATAGAACCCAAATCATACCATGTTTTAGTATGTGTATCTGTTGCTGGTAACCTCTGGGCATCTGTTGTATCATACACTTCTGTTCCTGCTAGATGCAGATTAGCAAATCTTGTTCCGTGTGTTGCACGTCTAATATTAGTAATATAATTTTCGTCATGGCTTATCTGCCAGTATGTAATTCTCTCATTGCCAAGATATATTACCCCGGGTTGATCTGAGTTTACCGAAACCACTGGCAACTTACTTGCATCCTTAAGGTATATTACGGTATCAGTTGGCAACAAATCTCTGGCAAGTTTGGTAGCACCATCGGCGCATAACCTGAAATATTCGTAATCACCTAGCATATTTTTAGTCATTCTATAACCAATCGTTGGCTCAATTATTAGTTCGCTGAAATGAGTAACAATAATTTCGCTGCCGGCAGTTATAGTTTGACTGCTCAAGTCAATTCTACCATTGATATCAATACTGTATTCGCCGCTATGTAGTCTTACTCCATCTAGTGTTACCCATAAATTATTAGCGTTTGTAGGAATTCTATCCATTGTATACTTGTTAAGCGCGGTGCCACTTAACGTGACTCCGTCAAAGTTGCCGCTATCAAAGCCGTTTTCATCATACCCAATGATTATTGAAGTAGTCTCACTGCCTTCACCAATGAATACCTTTGTATGAACTCTAATAGGATCGTGATTATAGAATTGAGTTATGTAAAGTGTGTTACCAGTACTAAAACTTAATCCGCTGTCTAGTGTAATTAAATCGTTGTTGATAAAGTATTCATTAGCGTTTCTTACACCAATTATCAGAGAATCTCCTGCGGAATAAGCATCCAGTAGATTTACTTGATAATACAGCGTGCTATCAATATCTGTTTCAATTGAAACTGTATAGTCTTGAACAATGTTAAGATTTTCAATGGTATTGGTTGCTGCGCGAATAACACTAACTTGTATATCTCCAACACTTACATTAGTGGTATCTTCGCCGGCGGTAGTTGGTGTTCTATAAGCCAGTGTACTTCCATCCAAGGTATAATACTTTGCATTGCTGGGTTTAAGTCTGACTCCATTTAATTCAACAATTACATTGCTCTCAAAGCTCTTTGTAAATGTTCTAAAATTATAATCTAGCTCATATTCATAAGTTCCAGCGGTTAGAGAAATTTCCATGGTCTCGCCGCGAGTAAATGCTGGCTTATCAGTGGCCCTATTGCTTATGTAAGCATGTATTACACTGCCATTTGGATTGGTTGTAGTAGTTGTAATGTTAACTCTATTATTTGCATTTGTGATCGTGTGATCAACGGGTACACCATCCCTCAAAACTAAACTTTGAGTATATCTGGTATAGTCTATGCCTAGTGTAAAACTCACCGAACTGCCATCACCTATGATAAGTTCTTCGTGTGTGATCTTTTCACCGGTGACGCCATAACCATATAGATAAATTAAAGTTCCTGCGGCAGGTGTTGATGCGAAACGCACTGTTCTGGTTTGATAATTAACAGTGAAATCATATTTCCTAGTGGATCCGTGATAAGCAACAATATAATCAACAAGTTCACGTCTTGTGGTATTGGCATAACTAAATGAGTTGGTTGTGCCGTCGGCAATGTATACTCTGCTTACTGTTTTAAAACTATTTCCATCGCCAGCAAAATCGTCGCTGGGATCGGTGTAGACTTCTATGTCAAGCGTGTCAAAAACTATGCCCGGCACAAATTCTTCTGGTGAGTGACTGTTATAAACGTCTACAAATTCGCCGCCGGCAACATTAATATCTTCGGGTCTTGTCCCTAGCGCAAGATCGCTAAATGTACTTTTTATTACAGAATCTAAAGCACTAGCACCAGCAAGAACAGTTAATCCATTGGTGTCAATTTCAAAGTCATCAAAACCTAGTGTGTCAAAATTTCCTTGATCGTAGCCAGGTTCTCTATCAAATCCAATACCGCTTACCTTATTAGCAAAATAATCTGTTCCCTTTTGTAACAGTTTTAGATCGTCGCCTATCATTCCCTGTGTTGGGTAATAATAGGCTGCGATTCTGTCAGCCGCGTTAGCAAAATCTTCATCGTTATAGGTTACAAGTGCAGTAGCACCACTAGCATCTTCTAGGCTAAATGTACTGCCACTTGTAAACCCACCTGACAGATCAACACGATAAACGTCTTGAATTCCTGTATTAGTATTATAATAAGCAATCAGTGTGTTATAACTATAACTGGTGTTTGGTTGCCAGTCCTGTATAGAGCTACTATAAGTAATTCTATCGAATTTAATAGTGGTATCAAATTCTCTTACCGCGTCATTGGCAATCCTTGGTAATAACACAAGCCCTGTACCGGAACCGCTGTAAGTTATTATTGGTGTTTGTGTATATCCGCTGCCCTTTTTAACAACGCTTACACTAATAATTTTTGTACCATTGGTAATTGCCGTAACTTCGGCACGCTGTCCGCCAGTAATATTTGGTTCGCTAACTGTAATTACTGGATTTTCTAAGAATCCAGATCCACCGTTGTAAATTTCTACGCTATCCAAATAATATGTATAGTTTTCACTCCATGGATTGTTAAGTCCTTGTGTTCTTATTATTTCGTCGCCAGCAAAGTCGCCGCTGGGTTTTCTAAAATAACCTTCTACTGAATCATAGAAACTATGTGTATCAAAGTCAGTTACATCACCCAAGTATTCGTCATTGCCTTTGTATCTAAGACTATATTCTCTTATGTAGGTATGATATGGTTTTACTTCATTGATATAATCTTCGATAAATGTGCTGTTATCGAGTTGATAATTTGGGTATTGATCTAGATTTCTTAGTTTATGTAATACACGAATAAAACCGGTTTTTATCGCCCAATCAGATACGCCCGAATCTAATTCGTGCAAACTATATTCAATCAATCTAAAGAATAATTTATTTTTGTTTAAAGCAAGATTACCTGTGAATATTTCGTCAAATATTGCATTTGCTATAATTCTCATTTCGTTGTGAGGAACTCTATCAAATCTTTCAAAATCAAATACAACAGAATCAAAGCCAATAAAGCTTGAATATGTTGTATTAGCAAAATCATAGATGCTAGATCTTATTTCAATGCTGCCATTCTCAATTGCAACTTCTCGCCAAGTTCCAATATTGGTATAAACGAACAAACTAAAGTTACCGTCGTCGTTAGTTCTAACTCGTGCAACATCTCCTGTAACAGCAGTCAGGGACAACAAATCAGGTTCGGTATCAACTGTAAACCTAGGAACAGTTGTATTGGAATAACCATCGGCATACCAATTAATATAATTCCAATATCTACCTGTATTGTACGCTTGAACTCTATACAAACTCCAAGTTCTATTGTCACTGCTGTCTACTTCTAATTCATAGATAGTCCAATCTCCGCCAACAGAACTATCACTTTCAACTAAAACTCTATAACCAGCTGATATAGTTCTAAGATTAATATAATCTCGGGTTGTAAGGTCAGGCACACTGCGATTCCATTCGCCACTGGTGGTCAGTGGGGCTGGCTCACTCGCAAATAGTCTACTTAGATTAAACTGCCTTGCTATCGGAACGGTTGTAAAAATGGCATTACAATAATCAACAAAAGTTTTTACTGCTAGTTGTCGATTTTTGAACATTGTTTGTCTTGGCCTGATGCTAACACCGTAGCGTTCACCCTCGCCGAGGGTTGGATCTGGAACAATATTGCCTATACTATTAGCACCTGCTAAACTGTCAATAATTTTATTTTTAATCTTGCTGGGCAATTCCTGTGTAGGATCATTTTCAGAAATTAAATCAAATTCACTGTGTAAAATGCCTTCGTTCTTGACCACGTCGTAATTAATGCTCAACACCGTATCTGTGCCGGACAAATCATCTATTAGATTGTTTAATACAAAGGTATGACTATTAATTACATTAACAAATTTTGTACCTGTTGCAATTGGATTTTCAATTAGTTGGCGCACGCTTTCAGTGCTTAACTGTCGACGTTCATCATTAGGGAATGTAGTTAATCCAGTTACCCAATAGTAATATCGTGTTTGGGTGGTATTTGTAACACTGTTATACTGTAGATTTACAACATAATTACTGTCGTCGGGATATCTGGGTGTTCCCGGTAATCCGCTGTCAACGTGCTGACTTGGTAACACAGTGCTTTCTGTCCATTCATAGATGTCAATGCTAGAACCTGGGAAAAATCTATTCCAGTTTTGGACTCGGTAATTGTCATCACCTTGTTCATATTCTAAAACTCTACATGTAGAAAGGTCCCACCATACTCTGCCTAGTTTTTCGTCGTTCCATCCACTTGTTTCGCTGTCAGTAACCGAATCTTTGTTGCTGCTGACATTATAGGTAGCAGGATCTAACGGGGTAATATAATCAAGTTCTTGCTGGGCAAGTCCGGGAAGCTTGTTTTTAAAGATATCAACTGTGTCAACAAAACTAATAATTTCCTTGTTCCTGTTATTGTATGTAACAATTCTATTAATAGCAGAAATATCCACCTTGTCTTCTTCTACACGATACTTTTCCCAAGTATATTCGTTATCAGAGTTTGTGAAATAGTAAAAACTACCCGCATTAGAAACCCATTCATCATCTGCTGGGCTACCTACAAACAATTTTCCTCTGTGTATAGCTGCGCTGGCACCAAATTGGTCAAGTTGATTGATTTTTGTACTCTGTAACTGTTGACCAAAAGCATACTTTGGAGGATTAGTAATGCTCATAGGAGTATCAATAGTTTCTGTGCTGTCAAGTAAATCGTAGAGATAAACCGCACCACTTTGTCTTACCTTATCAACAAATCTTGTGCTGTTGGCATCAAATGTTGTGGTAAATTCATTGTAAGTTCTGCTTAGGGTATCGGTGTCAATATCAAATCCTGTATCTAATGCTGCGCTGGCCCGGTCGCTAGCAACGATCAATCTCTGTTCTGCCGGATTGTTTATTGGAATATGTTTGTCAAAAGCAATGGTTCTACCAAAGTTTTCGTTGTCTGCGCCCAGCGGATGGTTCAATTTTTGTGTAAACTTAAAGGGTTTAACTTCTGCAAAATCTTTGAATGTGGATCCTGTTCCTGGGCGAACTTTTAAACGCTTGTTTGGAACTGCGGAGGTTGATGTAATCTTTAAGTTATTTCCAGATACCTGCGATGAAACCTGAATAATTTCTGATGAGTTAATATCATCAGACAGTTTTGTTGGATCATTGGTTGTATTTTTAGAAACAACAACTTCATAATCATTGATAAAGATGCTGTCAAATCTAACACTAAATGTTGAACTGTCCGTGCTCTGTGTTGTTACTTGGCCAAAACGAAGTCCTTCGTCAACAAATATAAAAGCACTGCCTGAATTAGGATTTAATTCATCCTCGCCAGGACTGCCAATAGCAACTATAGCACCATAAGCGTCAATGCCTACACTATAACCAAACAGTTCGCTGTCAGTAGGAGATTGCCCAGCAAAGTTTTGATCTATTTTTTGTATTTCAGCAAAATTACCTGTGTATACCCTGATATCACTGTTAGTAGCAGGAATATATCTAAAACTAATCGTATTTCCGCTAACTGTGTATCTATTGGCACTGCTATCGCTGTCAAATCCGCCAAACTCACCAGTTGCTAGACTTTGAACCGCGCCATCGACTTCAATATAGAAATGGTCTGGTAAAGTATTGCTGGTAGTAAATTCATAGGTACTACCGTTACCAGTGAATCTTTCTACAATATGATGGAACAAATAAGCTTCGCCGGCGTCAACAATCACTGTGCTATCTTCATCGGCTACATCTGCCGACGGACTACCAACGATTAGTGTTTCACCTTTACTATCTACGTCAATGCTAAATCCAAATTGGTCACCGGACATTACATCACTACCTGTAATTGTTGTTACCGGAACGTAATGGCTTTGTTTTCTAATAACAATGCTAAGACTTGCTGCTGGCGCAGTTGTAAAAGTAACTGTATTGCTAGACAACGTGTAGTCTTTGAAGGCTACATAAGATTTACCGTTACCATCTTCGAGGTATATGCTATAGATACTGCTTGGTGTAAATGTTAAATTAAAATTAACTGTTGATCCGTCGCCAACTATGGTTTCGCTGGTTTCATATTCACTGCTTACCTCAACTAGTGTATACATATAAACTTTATTAACCGTAGGTGTGCCAATAAACAAATGTCTATCATCCTTGCTGATTGCTAGACTGTGACCAAATTGATCATTGCCCACCGGAGACTGTAATCTAATTATTTGTTTAATAACGTTAACACCGCTGATATTTCTTTTGTATACGAATACATAACCTTTGCTGCTATCACTGCTTGGAGCGCCTACTGCTAGCCAATTCTGACCAATGATTGTACTTTTTCCATAAGCATCAACTTCGCTGCTTATCGTATCTCCGACTAGTGTTATACCTACATCATAACGATTGTTATCGACATTCCACACATACGGGTAAACTCTGCCGGTATCCTCTTCGGGCGCACCCGAAACCATAAGCAGTGCGTCATCGGCTACAGCCAAGCTTGTGCCATTGGCGGCATTGCCACCGGTCTCGATTGAAATATTGACGCTGTTATACTTCCATGGTGATTGTTTCCTATATGCTGCCCACTTACTGTTCTCATCATAGTCAACCCATGCAAGTTCGCCAACGGACCAGCCATATGGAGGCACAAATCCAGCAATGTCGCTCATATTAGTAAATCTTGAGCTCACTAATTTATAAATTGGCAATCTAAGATCAACACTATCATCAATTTCTTCGTCGGCGTCTAATAGAATTTCAAAGGTATTTGGTAATTTTACATTATTAACCTTATGAAAACCTCTTACTAGATCGTTGTTTGTTTTAATAATAACAATATCATTTTTAACAAGACCATGATTAAAGTTAGTGGTGCATGTAATGGTTCCTGCGCTTGATTGTTTTACACTTATAATTTCAGTGTTAATTTCTGTAACGCGATAGATATCCCAATCGAAATTATTTTTAGCCGTCCAAATTGTTGTTCCTCGACCAATAGTAGTAATTTGATTATTAAGTGTTTTAATATCATCTAAATCAAATAATGTCAATGTCACATCATCGAGCCTAGGATGTCCTGCTCCAATAATATCTTGCATAGGAACGTTGCTGGTTCTATTAAGTATAATATTTTTTTGGAAATTATTAGGAATTTTATAAAGATCTGCTTGCCTAAATGAATAATAATCTTGGTTAGCTGTATCTCCATTATCCAGCAATTGTAAAACGGTGGGATTTTCACGAACTCTGTCTTCATCGAGGACCATTTCAATAACTTGGTTACTGTCTATACTGCCAAACTCGCCGACCCTGAATCCCCATTCTTCGTAAACGTCAATTTCCTGATCTAGATTTGTAAGGTCTGCGTTAACAAGTTTATCAATAACATCCTTGGTACCCTTGCTACGAATCATACCTTGATAGAATTTAACCTGACTAATATCATCCAGTCCAAGATTATCTAGATAATTTCTTTTCCTGAACCCAATCTGACCTTTAGCAGCAAGATCGGTAGCACTTTCTAAATTAATGTTATCTAAGTCATAGTATTCTGTGAAACTATTAGCTTTGTTAGCTAGGTTAGGAATTAACCCGGTTTGCATATTTTCTACCAGCAACCAATCATTGTAATCAAAAACTGTCTTGCCTGTATGATTTGTTTTTGCTGCGTAGACTTTATTATTAAAGCTTACTACAGTACCTTTTTTATAATCTGTGTTTTCTATCCATATATTAAATTTATTTTCGTTAATGAAGTAACCAGGAGCGTGCAGTGTTCCGTTCCAACCAGAGCTTTTTGTTCCAATAAATTTAAATCTACTTTGTCTATTTCCTAATTCAGGCTGATAGATAACGTCATTAAACACGGTAACATTATCAAACACCAGTACATGTTCAAATTGTATTGGATCAATACTTGCTGAATATATAAAACCTTTGTCCGTGTTAGATTCGATTGTAGTTTTGTTATCGATTCTTATTACATTGATATCAGCTGGTTTTATTGGCTGTCCACTGTTATTCAGAATATTTCTAGCTTTTGAGAAATCATCAATAGTAGTAAAAGCACGATCAACTGATAATTCTTTGCCAGCTGGACTTACAGCAAAAACACTGCCTATAGACCAATCTTGCTGTGTCCACAATAAAAATTCTTTAACGGCATTGTTGAAATCTAATAAATCTCCGTTTGAATTCTTTGACTCAAATATTAATCCTCTGTTAGTCAAGTATCTTTGATAAGCAATCAAAAAATCAACAAGTTGTTGTGTGCTACTTATAATTGTTCCATATGGAACACTAGCAATATAGTTGTGACTGTCATTGAACAATACAACTGATCTGTCGCCGACTGTAATGGTTTGTTTGTTATCACTTTTAATGCTAGGAATAATCTTAAAGAATGGATAGGTCGTATCAAATCCTCTAACCTCAAAACCTGCGGCACGTTTAATAATATTAACTCCGCTGTAAAAAACTCTTTCAAGCGGTATGCTTTTGTTTACAAATATATTGATATTTTCATCAGGTATAAACACTCCCCCACCTTGCAAGGAAGTTGGACTGGTTGAATCGATAGCAATTTTAAAATTTTTGAGATCAGTAAATCCACCAACCTGGTATATTAGTTTAGTGGTTAAATTTTGTATTTGTGTTTGTAAATCACTGATATCATAGTTTCTATACTTGTAATAATTTTCAAAGAATTGATTATATCCTTCAATTCTATTCACAGTATCGGAGTTAGCGGACACTGCCAAACCGTTAATTTTAAAATCAACCAACATTGGTCTATAACTTTTATTTTTTTGTAATACTTGATTAAATTCTCTGTTAAATGCTAGTAAATTTTTATCCCAGTTCAAGGTTAGATATTTTGCTGTACGCTTTATTGCAGCAATAATTTGAACAGCAAATGGCCATTCACTGCTACGGCGCCATGCAGTCTCAACAGGAGCATAATCCCCGATCTTCCATGGAAAATTTGTGTTAGTTTTAAATGCGCCGTTGATTAAAAACTGATCAGGGGCGAGTAGTTGTCCTTGCTCGTTAACCGGAACGTAATTTAATAGAGTTGGTCTTTTTCTCAGTGGATCTATAGTATAAGCTGCGTCACGGCCGGCCTCATTGTAGATCTTACCCAGTGATAAATCTTCCCAGAGCACGTAGTTACCACGAGTATAAGGCGCCTTACCATATCGTGTATCCCACCAAGTTGGCTTCTGATACAAGCCCAGCATTTCCCAGGGAGTTAAGTGGGGAGTTTCTGTATCATATAACCATTTGTAAATACCTCTCCAATATCCAGGAACTCTACTTCCGCGATCCGCTGTTATGCTTTGACCATAGTTCCAGGTAAAAGAATTATTAGGATCTGTAACCGTGTTATTGCTAAAGTTTAATCTATTTTTATATACCCATGTTGCAACATACGGGGCTATAATTTGATCTGTCAAAGCTAGATCTTCAATATCTGTTCTAAAATATCCCGGCAATACTTCGGCAATATCAAAGGTTAGAGGATCATATTGTGTTTTAATATTGTTGTAGACTCTTTTTTCAAATTCTAAAATAACTTCGTCCCTACGATCCTTATATGCGACCCAACGACTGCCGTCATGACCTAAAATTACTGGGGTATAAATTGGATATTCCTGATATTCGTCGGTGTTATTGGTAGCATGATACTGGCCGGTTGTAGGCATATAGAAGATTCTATCGCTGCCGGCAAATCTATGAGCATGAGATCTGCCACTAGCGTCTGCTGCGGCTGCGGCAGCACTTGTAGTATAAAGCGGATAAAACCATCCTGTTTGTCCTTGGGCACGTTGTTCATAACGACTATCACTGGTACCATATATCTTAAATGGTCCTGTACTTTCTGTTGTGCCAGTCTGATAAGTATCATCTAATGCAACAGCCGGATAAAACTTTGGATACAATCCTAGTTTAGTTGGAGTTGGTGGAACAAAGCTGCCGTTGGTATCTGTATATTCAGAAATTTCGATAACATCGTTAATTTCTAAATTTATACTATTACTAAGAGTAATAGCAGGCTCAACAGTATCAAACGTATAATCAAAACCTTCAACTAATAGTGTCTTTTTGTTGCTTTCTATAAGATAAACAAGAACACCTCTGCTGCTAATTTTTGTTAGGTCAAACTGTGTGTTAAATTCAAATCTACGATCAGTGGTCTGATCAAGTGTTATTGAGATTGTGGTTTTTTGACTTCCCCATGGTAGCATATCAGTGTAGTAAAATGGAAAATCACTGGTTTTAGCACCGGCCATGTACTGTAATATAGTATCTAAACTGTCGCTGGGATTTCTTAGATCAATATCAAGATTATTAATATTATCAATTAATCTATTTTTAAATCTTGTGTATTCTTCCATTCCAAAACGCAGACTTTCAACGAAACTATTTTCTTTTCTTGTTAACAAGAAATGAGGAATTGCCGCGCCGGCGCTGTGTTGTAAAATTTTTCCAGGATACTTTTTATAATCTAGATCTCTTAGATTATTTGATCCTAGACTTTTTCCAGAGAACAAAGGATGTTCTCTGGTCATTGAAATGAAATGGTTACGAACCTGGCCAAGAGTAACTTCTTCAAAGTCTTTATTATTACTATTGTTTTCTAGATTTAAAGGCACTTCATAGAAACCAAGCGGATTTACATCATCACTGTAGACTTTAATGATAACAACATCCTTGGCCTTAAGAGCATCATAAAAACTAACATAATGCTTTTCATTGACATTAATTTTTGCGTAATCAGCGGATGTTTTATATTCACCGTTAACATAAACATGGAGATTAACAGCATTTGAATCTTGGGCGGGAGCAACGCCAATTTCAAAGACATAAAGTTCTTTGTCTACAACATGTCTTACCTGTTGGTACTGTCTGCTTTCAAATGCCACAGTTTCCCAGCCATTTAACAATGTTCTAGTTGATCCGCGGTGTTTATGTACATGTCCGCTGCGAACAATAACACTTACATTGCCTGCTGTCTCTTTGGTGTAACTAAACTTGTCTGTTACATAATTGTTTGTAAATAAAATGTCGCCAATATTACCAATGTTTTTATAGGACAATCCAAACTCTAAGATTGTGTCTGCATTTGCGTTATTATTCCGTTTATAACTGAAAAGTTTACAGCCCGCAAACGTGGTGCTTGGGTACTTTGTTGTATTACTAAAACTAACATGATCGGGATCAAATACATCAAATAAAGGAGCCTGATTGATTGATGTCTTATCCTGACCACTGTGCCATGAATTATCGTCTTCTTTGTAATAGAATATCTTTCCTTGATTAGTAGATCCAAGCTTGCTAACAAGAGTGTCTAAATCAGAAACTTCATCAATTTTAACAAGATTAATAATTGGATTAGTGTTTGTATTACTGTCCTGGTCTATAAAATCAATTCTGTAAATATTTTTCTTGATATCTGGATCTTTAGTAAAGCAGATAGTCATGCCGGGTGTTATATTAATGCCATCGGCAAAATATCCTATACTACCATTAACATTACTAAATGCATCTGTCTCTTCGGTATCAACGATGCTTACAGGATGCTTACTAGTAATACCTAAGTTAAATAACCTTAAACCTGCATCAAATTCAATGATAGGTCTTTTAGCACGCTGACTGTCATCAATAGAAATTATATAGTTGTTGTATTCAGCTGTGGCAGTTATGATATCCCTGTGAAACCATCTATTACTTCTAGACCATCCGTTTGAATCTACTGACGATCTATTAATTGTTATATAGTCTTGTTTAGTAGGACTGTTAAGTGTTTGTTCGTACCCACCAATATCATAAGGTTGGGTATCAAAGTTTTCAAGTTCTGACTCAGTATAAGTCTCTGGCGTGATTAGATCATCAACATCTACTAGGACGATACCTTTACCTACGCCTTCTACATAATACTGTTTATTTTTATAGCTTGCTGGGACTACACTGGTATCAAATTCAATCTTCAATCCATTGGAAAACACAACGCCATTGGGACTTGTATAGGTTATTTTGTTGAGAATTTCTTCGTTGATGTCAATTATACCAGAGCCATCAACATCAACAAGTACAATTTTTCCAAATCTATCAGTATCTTTAGCATCTTGATAAAAGAACTCAGATTGCAAAGCGGTTAACGGAGGAACTAATCTTAGATATCCTTCTGCGTCCTTGTAAAATTCTCTGCTTCCATATTCAATGCCCTGCTTTACCTTTACTTTGTGTCCAATGGCTATATTCTGAATAAAAATAAGTTTAATAGTTTCAACGCCAGACACTGTCTCTATATCTATTCTAAATACACCGTAGCGTTCAGCTAAACTTAGCGTGGTGACAGGATCAAAAGTACCAGAACTGCCTTCTACTTCGCCACTATCATAGGGATAGCCATCAAATAAATCACCCTGATTCCAATCGTCTTCATTTCTGCTGTCGTTAACAAGCACGAGATACTTGCCATCAATTTCAGTTAGACCGTCAATGCCGGTTTCATAGGAATCTAAGAACGCAGATAAAGATTGGTTATGTATTTCTCCATAGGTTAATTCAGAAACTAGGTCCACATCAAAGTCAACGGTCATTTCTGTAAATTGATTTTGATCATTGATTTTGGGAACACGCCAGATGATTGTGCCATCATCTTCACCGTTATTAATAACTCCAGCAATTTCTCTGGTGCTTAAATTTTGCTGTGACTGGCTGATCCCCGATAGTCCACGCTCTGTTTGTATCCAAAAAGGCACACCTGGCTGATTAATCTCAAATGTATATTCGCCGCCACGAGCAAGATATAGTGTAGGGTTAGGGGTTGCTGTTTCACTGTTAAACCTATACACAGGCTGTCCGGATTCTATAACATCAGAACGCTCATCATATAGACCCTCGTCGAATCCCACCGTATCAAATTCAATTTGATCGTAGGTAGTGCCTTCTCGGTATACTGTAAAGTTTTGTGTAGCATCAACTGCGCCAGCAAATACCTGTACACTGTCTGGACCACTGGGTAGCCAAAAGTATTCGCCATAGTTGATAAATTTGTCAAAATCAATGAAGCTGGCCCAGTTATAAAATTGTTGTTTATACAGTGGGTCTTGTTTTATGGAATTGCCGCGGTTATAATTTATGCTGTTTAGCGCATCTATTAATGAACTAACCGATTGAACCGTACCTGCGGCGTCTTGATAAACAATGCCGGGTTCAACCTGATAGTTTTCTCTAAAGGCTGATACTTCTCTAACATATTCACCAACGGTTTTTGAATCAATACCGCGTCTACCAATATAGCCATTTATTCTACGTGATGCTTTTTCGCTGATCAGCTGATCAACCGTGGCATTTAAAAATTTTTGGTTTTTCCTGGTGCGGAAAAGTTCAGGAAGTAATTCTACGCTTTTACGTAATGCCATTAGTAATTATAACCTCCTGCTGATGTTAGTCTTAGTGTTGATCCATTACTAGCGTTGGTTGCTGTAGTAACTGTTGTACTTGTGCTATTACTACTTACACTTTCTATTAAACCAATGCCTGTGGTTGAATTAACAACATTACCGCTTGCTTGAAGTTGTGCGCTGGTAATAACATCAATTACTTCAATGTCGTTTACTGTAGTGGCACTGATAAAAATTTCATCTCTGCTGCTGGTTATCTGATATAAACTACCAAAGCTGCTAGAACTAATTTTAGGAACTATAATAATACTTAAAATATCTGGCGACAATACTTGATGTAGATATGCGGCTAGTTCACTAAAATAGAATGTATCGCCAAAATCCCAGTTGGCCACAGAAAAATATTCATTGATTGCTTCAACAACTCTTGTTTTAATTTCATTGTCGCTGACTAAAGTAGCATTATTTTTAACTACTTTGAATGTAGCTTGTAATTCAGGATCTGCCTTATCGCCAAACAGTGGCCTGTAACTAACGCTGTTAAACACAATAGCATCACTTACGCTCTTACTTTTTTCTAAACTACCAAACGCATCACGCAATTCGTTGGTGCTTGGCTTAACAGGCTTAATGACAGTACCTGTGATATCAGTGATCCAGTTTCTGTAATCTGTGTCGTAGACCCTTGTTAACAAGTACAAATCAATAATGTTACTTGGGCTTGGATCAATTCTTCTTGTGTTTGGAGCATTGTGCGTATACTGGAAGAAAAGATTTGAACGGCCAACCTTTGTTAGATAATTTAGACTTTGTGTAAGTATTTTTTGATTGATACTATTAATACTTAGAGTATAAAAATTTCCCGTTGAACTGGCATAAAAAACCTGTCCACTACTATAGGTATCTTTGACCGCAGTAATATCTGCTAGTGTTGTGTAGCTTGATTCAACATCTGCGTTAGAGACTGGCTCATATCTTGTATATCCACCGTTGTCAAGATAGGTTTTGTAGAATACTACCTTAGCAGCAGTGTTAACACTGGGGTTAACTATAATATCAAAGATATCTGGGTCATCAATAACTCCGTCGCTGTCTTGGTCAGGGAAAGTAACTTTAATACGTTCAGTGAGAACGAATCCATCTGCTTCAATAACTGTATCGTCTATATTCATAATATAGTTTTGGCGAAGACTTTGATTACTGTCCGGTAGACTGTTGGTTTTTAGCATAACAACTTTATCTTTAATAGTTTTCCCTAGTCTAGGATCAAATATTTTTAGATCTTTATCAAAATAAAATCTTGTTTCTAGATAACTTTCAAAGATATATTCAAGTTGACGATATTTTACAGTATAGGTTTCGCCGTCGTTAGTAAACAAAAATAACCAACTATTGTCTAAGTTCCTAGCACTGGTGTCACCAGCATATTGTAAATTAAAGGTAGTAGCTTGATTTAAGTTTGGGCTTGCAATCACGGTCCATGCCTGTGAATCTATATCATATCTAATGCCAAATGTTTTATAGTTCCGAATATTGTCAATAATTGCTTGTCTTGTTGCGATGGCAAAGCTATCATTCCATGGAATAATAATTTCAGAAACTCGAGCTGTATTAGCTACTTTTTCTGTGAGGGTGATGGGGCCAATACCACTATCTAAATTTCCGCTGCCTTGATTAGTGCCATCGTCAACCACGTTACTAACACTAGCCCACAAATAGTCTCTGGTATTAAGACTGCCATTAGAATTTGATATTAAATTTCCGTTAATGTCAAATACATATCCACTGGGTGGTGTAAATTTTATTAAACTACCTTCTTTAACATATTTAAAATTACCACTTACATAATTGCCTACTTGTTGAGGATTATTGCTTGGAGTTTTAAAGTATCCAGTACATACACCTGTGCCAACAGTGGTTTGATTCCAGGTAAATGCGCCGGTACTTACATCAAATCTGCTATAATTGTCTAGGAAATAATGGTAAATTGCCTTAGCACCCATTATTCTTTCTATTCTTGTGCTCAGTACGTTACTGATATCACTTTCTGTTATAAATGTAAATGTAAAGTTTGGCAGAGAAGATTCTCTATAAAAGATCCCATCCTCGGCAAATATATTAGTGCTACTATACTTTCCGGTGGTGTCGCGAACATCTAAGTATCTACTTATACCACTGACCGTACGATTAACTGCCTTGCTTTTAATAATGTTATTAAAATTAGTAAATGGAAAGATCTGATAATCTTCGCCGGTGACCATGCGATCTTGCGTATAGTATTGTTGCTGTGCTCTTGCTTTAATGTCTAATAAATTTTCTTTGGCAATAGCATTGCTAACAGTCTGTTTGAGACTCATGTTTATTGTCAGTGATTCCACTTGATTTACATGGCTAAGATAAGGAATTGTTACACTAATGTTAGTAAAATCTGCAGGCGTAATTTTATAAGTAAATCCATTACCTGTTCTAAAATAAGCGCGGAAGCGACCATTGGGTATTGTGCTAAACACACCATCACCAAATACTAAACTAATTCTGTCATTGCTTCTACTCTGTACCGTGTAAAGAGTTTTTACATTTTGGCTGAGGCTGTTAAAAATAACGTTGTTTCCGGTTACAGCAGGAACTTTAGTCCACAGTGTTTTTTCTCTACCATCGCTGTCAAGTTCATACAACCATACGTCATTGTTTTCAACGTTTGCCACGTCAATTTCAACAACACGATTAGGCAAGGATTCATCAACCTCAAAATCCACGGTTTGTAAACTTCCCTGTTTAAAGTAAAAGAAAAATCCAGTATTAACGCTGTTAAATCCTCGAGCATCGTTCCTGTATATAAGATTCATGGTACTACCTGGCTGTGGCGGTACTTCATACAAATAATCTGTTCCACTGTAGGTTCCATTAACCAGTTCAAATCCAAATTCCTGTGTGCTAACTGGAGCAGTAAACCCATAAACCGGCACAGTATTTGGAATCAAACTAAGATTGTATTCGTTGATTTGTATTCCGCCCACCGTGGTTTTTAGTGCCGGATTACCAAATCTCTGTGTTTTTACAAGGCTGGCATTTATAACAGTGGTAAACTGTTCTAGGAAGTCTGGATTAGTTTCGTCGCCCCAGAATATTTCAGCGTTTTGTAGGTTATTTCCGTTACTGTCATATACAGGTTCTGTGGTAATAACACTGTCAATTTTTAAAAGTCCGCGAGCAATTTGATTACGCTTTGGATAGTAGTTAAGCATCCTGGCTAAACGTAGAATGCTGTCTCTACGTTCAGCGGTTTCTAAAAAGTTTTCCCTGGCAGCTAAATCAGCGCGGAAACTTAAACTTTGAGCAACATAAGCAATGATATCAATCAGCGCAATATATTCACTGCTTTCAATAAAATCATTGAAATCTTCAGGATAATAATTCTTTAAATAATCAACAATCGCTTTACGAATTGTTTGAAAATCGTAGCTTGTAAATTTTATTTCTTTGAATGCTTCATAGATTTTATCCCAATCTTGAACCGCAAACAAATTACTTGATCTAGTTACGTGTGCCATATTCTAATCCTACTTTTATTATTTATTTTACAAATAATCTACTAATATAATAGAATTAGCTTATGGTTCCGTCCTGGTTATTAAAGTTGAACAACAGTGTTTCACTCTGGTTATTTTGTACATAAGTCAAGTTTACTTCTGCTTGTATACCGTTGGAATACTCTGATACAATTAATCCTGCAAGCAATACCCGAGGATCGCTTTTAATAATCCTGGTTATTTCTTCTACCAGTAGATTTTTAATTTCAACAGTTAGTGGTTCCATTATGAGATCTTGTACGCTACTTCCAAAACCAGGATTTGACAATTTTTCCCCTTGTCTTATTCTAAAATGATTTAATATATCTCTTTTAATAAGACTGGTATTTGTTAATTTAGTTGGAGCAAACGTTCCTTCTAGCGTTGAAAATCCTCGATACATTGCCATTCTGTTATCCTACCAATTACTTTTTGCTGCTTCAGCGGTTAATAATTTATAGAACTTGTTAGAATATCCAAGTCCATCCTTTGTATTAACCTGCTTAACCGCAGCATCACCTAAATAAAACCACGTGATAAGTTCTTTTCTTGTATTTACTGCGTCAACTATCATTGTTGTTTGGGGATTCAGCGCCGTAATAATTTTACCTTCTCTAAATTCAACTGCCTGTTTAACGTTTCCCCCAAGAGCTTTGCCTACCATGACCATGCCAGCTACGACACTTGGAGAATCAGATGACTGAATAGCATTAGCGAGTTGAAGATCTTCGTACAAACTAAAAATTTCTGTTAATAAAATCTTGTCTTGGATAGCTTCAGCAAAGTAAAAATCGTCTAAATCCCTGATGCCGTCTTTGCCCCGCCAGCGACGTTGATTTTCAAGTTCTCCGTTGAAATAAGTTTCTGGATAAACATACCGCTGGCTTCTTAGTGTGTTTACGGTAAATCCATATTTGCCAATAACTTTAGTTGTGGGATCAATAAATCTGTAGGGATTGGTTAAAACGCTGGTTCCTAGCTTCTCGCTGATACCAGCGGCCAGAATTCTTATCATATCTTCAGTTAGTTGACCAATTGACAGTGTGTTCACTGACTGTTTCAAAACGCTGCCTGCGCTGATCTTGGTATTATTTGAAAAACTACTTGCCATTTGTTATCCTATTTTATGCTGCCGCGTTTTCAAACAATTCTTTTAATCCGTCACTGGGAGTAGAAACTGTTTGTTTTGGTTTAGCAGGAGTCACTGATCCACTGATTGGTAAGTTTTCTCTATCAATGGCGGCCGGCATGTTGTCATCAGCAAATTCATCATCTTCCTCGGTATTAGATGTGCTTTCACCAGATGCGCCAGAAATTAGAGCAGGAGCAGCATGCTCTTTAAAAGGTTCGTGTGTGGGCAATTTTCCTACCGTAGTTTTAGTCTTGCTGCTAGTTTCCCAGAATCTGGTTGTGGGGTTTAACACCGTGTCGTCTTTGTCAACCAGTGTAACAGCGGTTGGTTTACCAGCGTCACCTGCGCTGCCATTTAGAGAAATACAACCTGCTTGTAAATCTATGGCGCTGCCTTTCATCGTCACTTTATTGCCAGACATAGCAAAAACACTATCGGTTTTTTCCATGAGTCCTTTGCCACCGTAAATCATAGTCATGCCATCACTGTAAATGTTTGTGGCAGCTTTACCTTCAACATGAACACTTCCTTCACTGACCAGTTGTATCTGTTGCTTGGCATGCATTTTTATACTAGCATCGGCATGGAAATTAATATTTTTTGAACGCATATTAATACTGTTCTGACTGTACACATCAACAGAGCCGTCTGGGTCAATTTCGATCCAGGCTGTACCTTTACTGTTTGCAATATAAATCAAATCTTTGGTGTCATGTAAAAGAATTTGATGACCGCCAGCTGAACGAAGTCTTACTAAATTACTTTCACCATCTAGTGTACCATCATCCATTAAAAAGGTATGACCGTGTTTTCTAGCTACACGACCTTCAACGGCATTGGCCTGCTGAGAAGTTAAATCTTGACCTGCTTTCAACGCATCAACTATATCTTTGCGGTCTTTAATGTCAATACCTTTGTCGTCGACTTTTCTTCCTTTGGTTGTAATGCCAAAAATTTCACTGGGACTTTCGCGCATGTAATTACTGGTGCTAAGACCGCGGGTAGTGTCAAAATCCAATCCCTGGAATTTTAATATACCGTGGGTATTTGAATCAAATGCACGAATAGGTTTAGTGAAGTTTAAGCCAGGTTTCGCAGTGTCATTGACATTGTCATTGAATTCTAGAGCTGGTGCTAACTTTGTATTTCCGCGCAGTGTTCCGGGTGGTACGTCTAGGTTTGCGGAACTTCCGGATTCGGGTAACCCCTGCATCATATAAATGTCAGGCGCGCACGCAAACCAAAATCCATCCTGGTTTTTTCCTTCGGGGAAAAAACAAAGCACTGTCGAACCTACGTCGGGACATGGGTATACCATTCCTGCCGTGTTTTTTACATTGATAAAAGAGTTACCAGATCCTTGAGCATCAGATCTGCTATAAAAGGGTGTTGCATATTTTACTGTTCGCCACTGTGCTTTGTTTGTCGCTTCTGTGGCTTTGTCGGCAAAACTAGGAATAAAAACACTGAGATTGCCCATGTGAGCAGGATGACTGTTTACTTTAACAATGCCGAGAACAACACCCTTTTCCTCGCGAACACCACCAACGTCCTGTGTTTTATATTCGTCGTCGCCGCCTTTTCTTCCACTGCTAAATTCTCTTGCTCTTGGCATTTGTTATCCTAATGCTACATTTTCTTCGTTTTCTTGAGCCGCAGCATTTAATGCCGCTCTATTTTCATTTATAAATTCTGATAATAATAAATTATTTGTATCTGTTCTTTGCTGTGTTACTATCACAGGTTCTTCAGCCACAATAGCAGCTGGTTCTTCGTCGCCAATTCCTTCTTCATAGCTAAATCCATTGCTGTCTGCTATTGCTTGTAATCTATTAGCTTGTAAGCTTGTATTTAAAGAATCTGATAGTGTGCTTACTTTAGCTAAGCCTGATTGCAAGAATCCAGGTAATCCTTTAGCACCAGCTCCTAGTATATTCTGTAGTAACAAGCCTGTTAAATTTTGAACCTGTTGCTGTCGTTGTTGTTGTTGAACCAATTGTAAACTTTCTAAGCTTCTAGCTATCTTACCCTGTACAGGTTGCATTTTTTCTCTAACCGCTTTAAGAGTTTGCTTAAAAATGCCGCCACTAAAACTAGATTTGGTTTCTATAACTTTATAAACCCCATTAAATAGTGTACTTTTATATTTTCCTGTTGCTATTGGATCTAGTAACCCTGTTAGATCATCATAGCCGGTGGCTGTTCTTAGATTAACCTGTATGTAAGGTGGGGTCAGATCATAGTTTATTGTTCCATCTGGATAAAATGGCTCCGGCCATATGCTATTGTTTTCGTTACTTTGCGGTTGCCAAAAACTATCTCCCACAGGAATAAATGCCGGATCACCATGGATTTCTAAATCGGCTTGAATCATATCAGCACCATCGTGCAACAATGATGACATTAGATCCTTTCCGCGTTTTTGTGTTACTGTTTCGTCGTTGCTTACGCCTTGGTCCCCGGCCTGACTCCTAACAAAAGTCTGTGGCGACACGTTAGACTCATCCTTGTCTGCTTTGGGAATTCCTGTACCAAGTGTATTAACCTGATAATAAGCAGCGTCAAAGTCTAATTTAAAGTTTATTACCTCGGTATTTTCTCCGCTGAAAATATAATTATAAATCTTATGAACTCCATCACCTTTTGGTAAGGTTTTTATCGCCCATGGAAAATCACTGTAAAACATATTATATTCTTGAACTTTATATTCAATGTGCCACTTATATGATCCTGCTTTTTTATCCCATCCTAGATAATCTTTTATCTGGGGTATAATCTTAAACCATTTCACTGGTTTATTTTGTGCTTCTGTGTCATCAACACCTTTATTATTTTCATCAATTAAATTTTGTTCAACATAATCACTAGCAACAACCAAATAGGTAATCAACGAATTAATGTTGGTCCCTGCATTTACTTTAAAAAGATTTTTCGTTGGATCTACTAAACCTACTTTTTTACCCAATGGCCCGCCAATTGTTTTATACATTTTGTCGGTTTTTTGCGGAGTGTTTAGTGCATCAAATCTACTTGTAATAAGCTTTGCATTAGCAATTTGAGGATCAATTGAAAAACTATACTTGTTAGCAATTTCTGCCATGGATTGAACTGTTATAGTTTTTCCTTTGTCTTGTCTGTCCGATGGCTTTGTTTTAGCTTCTTCAAATTTATTTAACGCATCACCTAGACCTTTAGCTGGTTCACCAAGTATGGTTTTAGTCTTTTGCGTGCCACCTAAGGCTGACACATCTTTGGCCTCAAATTCATTTGCTGCCTCTGACTGGGTTATATATTTTTCCTCTCTAACGCTTTGCGTAATACCGGACATGAACACTTCACCTACCGTGCCTGCGGTTAATTGTACGTTTATAGGAATTGTGCTGGTAATGCTTTTTAAAATGTCTTGATGGTAAGGAACCGCCGTGCACCTGTACAATGCACCGCTGGCTTCTATGCTGAATTTAATAGCAATAATTTTTATAGGTATGTATTTTGGCTTGATCGGGGAAACCTGTGAACCTAGATCATCGTATCCTTTAAATGAAATTTTTAACAGATAAGGAGTACTTATATAGTTCTGTCCAGCTTCTAGTCTTGTTGTTGCGGCATCCTTTAAACGTTCAAGCAAGGTAATACCATTTGGCTCACGAATATCAAAACTTATTTCTACTGCATTGGTGCTTGATGATTTTTTCCTGGGGCTACAAGCTATATTGGTCATCTGCAAATTATCAATAAGGAAATCCACGTCAAAAGGCCCGCGCAGATCAACTGTTGAGGTTACAGTTTGAGCCGTTTCTTCTTCGGCTACTTCGTCAACAGTTTCTGTTACTATTTTAGAGCTTGGACCAATACCACCACTTTGTACTACTACCAGACTCTGAGAAATTATCTTATCTATTCCTCCTTGAGGATCTTTCATTAGTTCAACATAGGTTCTTGGACTAATCATATACAAACTTAAATTGTAGGTGTGGCTAGCATACCCTGACAACTGGTTTGGTCTCGCATCAATTTTAACTTCTTTAACAACTGTGCCTGATGATTTTGCACCCGATCCTTCAGCCTTTTTAACAGAGCCATCAGCTGGTTTAACATTTTCTTTTGCAGTAGGTGGTGCTACATCATCGGGTGTGTTGTCGTCTGCAAACTCATCGTTACCAGGTTCAGGGTTGGGTGTTCTGTAATCGCCGCCATAGTCACCCTCACCAACAGCAGCGCCTTGTTCATCAACATCTTCGTTTCTGAGAATATCGTTGCTTTGACCACTGGAAGGTTTAACAGGGTTAGACGTTGAATATTCATCTCCATAAGCATTTTCACTATCTGCGCTGTAAGTATCTTCGTTGACTCTAGGCACCGGAGCAGCTTCTTTTTGGGATTGAGCAAGAATCTGTTCTTCATTTTTTACAGCATTCTTGCCTGTTTCAAAATAAGACCTGGCTGTGGTTCCGTTGGCATCTGTGGTGGTGGACTGACCATTGGCTAATTTTTTTGCTTGGCCGGGCCCTAGCAAGTGACTTGTTGCAAGGTAACCGGCAGCAGTTCCGGGATCGGTGTTTTCGTTAACAACGCCAATCCTCTTTAAAGTCTGGAAATTTCTTTGGGTATAGTTTTCAAACGTTCGATCCTGTAATTCTGGGTTCTGTAAAAAAGCCTGCTGGCCTCCTGGTATTGTCCAATTACTTGGATTGGACATAAAATCTTTTTGATTGAATCTTCCAGAAGCAATTGCCTGTTTATATGCTTCTGGTTTAATCATTCCAGTATCAACAAGTGCGGCTGCACCCATTTGATATGCTCCGGTATAGCCAATTGAATTTACTGCCTGATAGCCACCACTGCCTTGGCTCTCTCTTCGCTTAATTTCTGCTTTATAAGCTTCAAATTGTGATGCTGATAAACTACCTACAGCCATTTTATAATCCCAGTGAGCTGGTTAGTGTATCCTGCTTAGGAATGAAAATCTTTTTACCCGCTTTAAAATCCCAGATTGGGTCGTTGAATTCATTGGGATTCCTAATCATGAATACCCACCATAGATTGGCATTTTTATACAAGTCATAGGCCAACAAATCTGGTCTGCGATGATAGGTTTGAGTTATTGTAAAAAGCACATCATCGGCATATGCTGGAAAGGTCCTAGGTTCGTAGACATCCAGATAGTCTCCGCGCATGGAAGTCAAAGAATACGGACTGTCAATAAGATATTCTACAGCCATTAGGGAAGACCTCCAACATTTTTAGCATCACCAATGAGTGCCCCACTTGAATATTCTTTAAATCCAAAGTTACTGTTTCTTGTTTTACTGATCACTGGCATCAAGTTAACCTGTATTTCAATTGAAGTGGGTACCCTTGTTTGATGAACTAACCCCGTGGGTTGTGAACTTCTCGGTGTTTGCATAGAAACTATCATGTAGTCTACATCAGTAGGAAGATTAAAATTACAACTAGTTATTACCACAGGAACACTGTTAAACATATAAGGACCGTGTGCGCTAAATCTCAGCACAGGAGGTGGCGTGCCTCGGTTAGGATCCAATCCATAAAACATTTTTGTTGCAGATTTAATAAAATGCATAACTGCTAGCAGGTATTGTCCTTCATAGGGTGTGTTTGCTGTGAACTTACCTCCACAGGTAATTTCTCCAACGGTGCTGTTGTTATAACTAGTATTAGGATAGTTACTGTGTGTTACCTGCGTACTATTGTAGTTTGCTGTGTAACTAACACCTATACTTGGTGTGTATGGCCAAACAATACCGTCAGTAGTACGCAGAGGAGACAATATAGCACTATTTGGATCTCTGTACAAAATAGCCGGACTGCTAGGACTCAGTGATAATCTAGCCCTGTCATCATTGTCGCTGCCAACAAATCTAGCAGTTCCAATTACCGATGTATCTACGGCGGCGCCGCCGGGGAATAGTGCAGAATTTAACAATCTACTTGCACTAGCACCTATATAGGACCTTGCTGCTTGTGCAACAACACCATCACCGGGAATTACTTTTTGTAATCCTTTGCCAATGGCTTGTTGGGTGGCGTTTTGCACTACATCGTTAATATTATTGCTGTTAAAGGTAGCCATAAATAGTTTTACACCCACTAAATTTATTGTTTTTAGTATTTATTGAGCGTAAAATATACGTATATAATAAATTAAGGATCGTTAATGAGAAAAAGAAAATATCTCAGCAATAAAGATTTATTGGAAGAAATCCGAATCTCAAAAAATTTATATTCAAGTTACATCGAAGAGGGCTACGCAAAATATGATTTAATTATTGCTAATATTGAGCGTATCAATGTTCGTACCATAGCAGAAGCAAAACGAAACCGCGCAGTCAGACTGGCGCGAGAGTCATACGAATCCGCCTACGAAGAAAATCCCAGTGCCGGTGTCAAATTAGGTGACTTTGCAGTCGACTGGAAAAAAATCCAAAAGACTGATGTGGTATTTAGGGTAATGACCTTTGATCACATACCTCTGCAACCTGGTCGCAAAAAAACAGTTAAAACAAAAGCAGACATGCACATACAATGTAACTTTCCTCCCTTCCAGCACTGGAAGTTTGATGAAAACGATAATCTAATATGTGTGGGTAAAAGCCACTGGATTGGCGGCATGGAAAACGGACATTTCAGTAAGGTACACGGAAAGATGACCAACAATCTGGTTCGTATGTTTATGAAATTGGTTGAGAGATATGCTAGTCGTAGCAACTGGAGAGGTTATACGTATAACGATGAAATGCAGGGCAATGCTTTATTACAACTAAGTCAAATTGGGTTGCAGTTTGACGAAAGCAAGAGTCAGAATCCGTTTGCTTATTACACCGCCGCTATTACAAACAGTTTTACTCGGGTGCTTAACTTGGAGAAAAAAGGCCAAAGGATCAGGGATGATATTCTCGAAGCCAATGGTTTAAACCCAAGTTATACTCGACAGACAGAAAATGAAAACTATAAATTTACTCAAGCCAGCGAAGAGTAACGCATGGGAAATCTATTTAAACGAGCAATATTTTTCACCGATCTTCACCTAGGACTAAAAAGTAATTCAAAACAACACAACAACGATTGTTTGGATTTCATTGACTTTGTTGTGTCCACGGGCAAGGAAGAAAACTGTGATACCTGTGTATTCCTCGGAGACTGGCATAATAATCGCGCCAGCATCAACGTTAGCACGTTAAATTACAGTGTTGAAGCCATTGACCGATTAAGTGCAGCATTTAGTCAGATTGTTTTCATTCCAGGTAATCACGACGAACACTATCGAGATACCAGAGAAATGAGCAGTGTTATCTGGACTAAAAAATACAGCAATCTAAGGCTGATCAATGAAATAACAGTTGACGGGGATGTTTGTATTATGCCTTGGTTGGTCGGCGACGAACATAAACGTGTATCAAAAATAGACTGCAAATATATGTTTGGCCATTTGGAACTGCCCAACTTTTTAATGAATGCTATGGTCCAAATGCCAGACATAGGAGAACTGCGCCGCGAAGATCTTCACTGTGAACAGGTGTTTACCGGACATTTCCACAAGCGACAAACACATAAAAATATAACCTATATCGGCAATGCCTTTCCACACAACTACGCAGATGTCAACGACGATGATCGAGGTGTAATGATACTTGATTGGGGCGGAAAACCTGTTTATCATAGGTGGCCGCAAGCGCCCAAATATCGTAGATACAAGCTCAGTGAAATTTTAGCAAAGCCCGACGAGTTGTTTGATACTAACATGTATTGTCGTGTTGAACTGGATATCGATATTAGCTACGAAGAAGCAAATTTTATCAAGGAGCAGTTTATCCCAGAGTTTAATTTACGTGAGCTTAGTCTCATACCTCGAGCGGAGGTTGATGATCACGCACAGGATTTTGAGGGCGAAGTTAACTTTGAAAGTGTGGACAGTAT